GTTTTATCTAAGTACATATCGATTTCTGCTTTAGCAATATCGATAGGAGAAGATGTATTAACTAATGCACCGATATCATGTAGAATTAATGATAAGATCTCTCTATTAGATAAGTCCAAGATAGGATTGAATAATTTGAAGTCAATCTCTACATAGTACTTATTAACTTTAGCTTTGGAATCATCACTATTGTATTCAAATGCATCATTCAGAAGAATATCATAGATATCATTATCTTTAATCACTGGCATTACACAGATACCAAAGAATGGAGTATCTGTATTCTTAGAAAGCAATACAGTATTACAAGTACTCCCAGTAAAGAAAGAGTTAAGTTCATGATTCAACTGTCTTAGAAGATCTGGGTCTTGATTTGTACGAAGCTGCTCGATAATATCTAAGCAATCGCCGAAATCATAATTGTTCATACTAGAACTCCCTTCTTGAAAGTAAAGGAAAATGCCTAGAGCCTATGAAGGCTCTAGGCTAGAATCCTAATTAGTTAAATTATGGTTTTACATATTCAACTTTTGTTGGAGCAGTGATGTCACCTTTAGCGTCATTTACTTTAGTGTAAGTAGAAGCGTTAGGGTAACCACCAGCTGTACCAGCAGCTGTCATAGTATCAGGAATGAATGTAGTGTAATCATTCATCAAGTTACGTCCGATAGGATCAGTGTTTTCATAACGTGTACGAAGACCTGTTGGGTTGATGATTTTTACACGACCTTGTACTGGTTGATAACCTACCAATTTGAAACGTTCGAATGCATGTACTGCAGGCAATGCAGGGTTTTGAGCATTACGGATTTCATTGGATAAGTACAATTGGTAATCATAGATGCAATAGATAATGCGATCAGAATTACGAGGGTTTAACAAGATAATCAAGTTTTGGTTGTTGCGTAGTTTATCAGAGCTTACGAAGTTGTAAACACGTTTGTCGGAAGTTACAACTGTACGAGTGAAGTCTAATTCTACAGGACCAATGGAACTTGGAGCTTGATAAGTGTAAGTAGTTGGTGTGATTTTGCGAATGATCGCAGGGTTACCAATTACAGAAATAGTGATGTTAGGGTCATTCAATACTTGGATCATATATTGAGCGTAGTTGTCCAAAGCATCCATGAATGTTTTGTGACGGTATTCTACTTGATCCAATGCATAACCTTCTGGTGGAGCGAAGTCAAATACTTCAGCTAAACGGTTAGCTTCTGGCATACGTAAGAAGGATTCATCCAATTCAGCATGGATTTTGTCATCTTTGAAGTTACCAAGAGCTGTTTTGAACAAGGAAAGGATATTAGTCAATTGATCTTCGTTATAAAGAGCTTGAATATCTTTTACTTCTTCAGGGCTGATTGTAGTATTGATTGGATAAGCATCAGGAATTTCAACGATGTTTGTTTGGGAATCCCATTTAACGCTTACAGTGTTGTGCATAGCAGAAGTTGTTTCACGACGAACTGCCAATACTACTTTTTGAATTGTAGTGTCGGAGCAGTACAACATGAATTGGTTGTTTTTGAAGAAACCAGCTAAGTGACCGGAGATAGTTTTAGGAGTACCTGCAGTTTGTTCAACAGTTACGGAGAAAGCAGTCATCATTTGACGGTCGATTTCGCCATAGCCTGGTTCGAAGCGGCATTCTTGAATAGGTACTGCAACGTCGATAGGAGCAGCAGCAGTAATTTCAGCAGCTGTTACAGGTTCAACAGCATCACCAGCAGCGTTAGGTTTCATATAACCAGCTTTTGGAATAGCATTAACTACGATATGAGTTACTGCGGATTCGATAGAGAAGTTATCGATGTTTTGAATCAAACCTTGAGGACCAAATACTGCTTTACGGATTTTGTCTTGAGCAGTTGTGTCAGTTGGAGCCAAAGGAAGAGTTACCAACAAGTTATGAGTTGGAGCTGTCGCAAGAATAGCACCAAACATTTCATTTTGTTGAGTGAACATATCGATTTCACGACCATCTGGAGTAACCATTTTGCGGATCTTCATAGTCAATGTGAATTTAGGAGTTTTAGCAACAGCTTTGTTGATAGCGCCTTTATCGAATACGTTGTTCATCAAAAGGTTTTTGTGCAATGGGAATACTAAGCCCATAACTGGGTTGTATGCACCAAGAGTTGCACTTTCCAATAATTTGGAACGGTCATTTTCGTATTGAGCTTCCATCATAGCCATATGGTCTTGATAACCACCTGGGTTGCCAAGGGCTTGGAATTCTTCCATATCAGCGGATTCGGATACGAAGAAATCACGCATAGTTTCATTGGATTCAGGAGACATCATTACACGGCTCATTTCTGTATAGAATTCAGCGCCTGTCTCTTGACGGATATTTTCTGCCATTTCACGAATAGCAGAAGCATATTGACGAGTACTGGAAGTGTTATAGCCACGACCAAATACTACGTTGTCTTGTTTAGATTCACCTACAACTGGCATAATCTTTCTCCTTTCGAGATTATAAATGTATTTTTTGTATTTTGATTATATCAGGTATCTATAGGGACACCAAAATATTTACTATATTGTTATACTGTACAAGAGTATACAGTTTACTTTTTAATAGGTTCTTTAGGAGCTAAAGTACCCATTAATTCATTCAATCTATCTAAAACCCAAAGGCAATAATAGAAGTCAGATTTGTTTTCAATATAAGACTTAGTATTGAATGTCTTTGTGATATAGTAAGAGATCATATCAGATAATTTGTCTAAAGACTTAGATACCTTAGTAATGATCTTCATATTATCAGAGTTCTTCTTAACGTAATCTACTTTCTCTTTGAAAGCTAAGGTTACATTATAAAGCTCAATGAATCTATCTTTCAATTCTTTAGTACGAATGGCTTTTTGTTCATCAGTAAGATCTTCAAAGATTTCATTCTCTAAACCTTTGATATCTCCTTCTGCACCACCATCAGATCCACCAGATGTATCACCAGTATCTCCACTGTCAGAAGAGTCTCCAGCGTCAGGTGTATCATCTCCACCATCACCGCCGTCTCCACCGTCATCACCTAAATCATCAGGTTCCATATCACCATCATCGCCACCAGCGTCAGGATCATCGGAATCTCCACCGTCATCACCTAAATCATCAGGTTCCATATCACCATCATCAGTGTCATCACCTGCATCAGGATCATCGGTAGTGTCATCATCGCCATCTTCATCAGGAGCTCCATCTTCTAAATCTTCAGGTTCATCATCTTCACCTTCAGAGTCATCAGCTAATGGATCGTCACCATCATCACCTGTATCTTCGCCTTCATCATCAGTATCCATATCAGGTTCTTCAGGTTGTTCATCGTCATCATCACCTGGTTCATCATCTGCAGGGTCATCACCACCACTTAGATCATCAGGTTCTTCATCAGTACCATCACCATCCGCATCAGGATCGCCAGCTCCTAAATCTTCAGGAGCATCATCGGCATTATCATCTGTATCGGATTGAAGAGGGTCTCCACCATCCCCAGCAGGAGGTGGAGTTTCTTCTTTCTTATCCTCTTCTTTTTTATCATCTTTCTTTTTCTTCTTATCATCATCAGCTTCCATATAAATGGCTTGCTCTTTAAGCTGATCTAAGAAATCATTAAGACCCATTATATATCTCCTTATTAATCATCGTCTTTGTTTTTGCCAGGTAAGGCTTCACCATGTTTAAACGCCATATTATACATGAGTCTAGCTTTTTGACTTTCAAGTTTTTTCTTGATTTTAAGAAGCTCTCTTTGTTTTTCAAGACTACCATCATCTTCAGCTTTCTTTAGATAACGGTTAGTCATTTCTAATTCTAATTCAATTTCTTCTAAGACTTTACGACGTTCTTTAGATTGAGCATCTAAAGACATACCTAAGTAGCCTAATACTACAATTACAGAGATTGCAGGGTTAATAAAGTAACCTACACCAGCAGTGATAGCTAGTTTAATAATACGGCTTGCTTTAGGTAAGATATTACCAGCAATAACAGCCTCTCTATTTTCAGACTCTAAGTCTTTAGTATTAACTACACCTTTAAGTTGATCCATTTGAGCATCAAATTGTCGGCTTAAGTTAGATACGTCTGCAGATACATCGCTAAGTTTAGCTTTAACTTTCTCAGAAGCCATAGCAATAGTATTAACGATATTCATCTCTTTAAGAGTAGTAGGATATTTAGTGAAGTCATATAAAGAATTTACACAAGCTTCTTTAACTTTAGTAGAGATAATAGCTTCATCTAAAGACATATCTTCATCAGAAGAATCATCAATGTCTTTGAGTTTATTTAGGTTATCTTTAATGCAGTCAATCTTTTCATAGTCTTCAAATGTTTTATATTGTTTACGTCTAGCAGTTCTAAGAGTATCTTTTAAAACTGTTTGGTAACCAGATGGTTTAATTACAGATGGATCTAACTTAGTCAACTGTGTAATACCATCAATATCATTTAAGGAGAATCTATCAAAAGATTCTACAATAAGACTATTAGCATCTTTTTCAGATAAAGATTCTAAAGACTCTAAAAGCATATCAATCTTTGCAGGTAATGTAATAAGACTTTCATCTACAGATTCATTGATATTAGCAACTAAGAGTCGCATTCTATCAACGATATCTTTATCAATCTTATTAGCATACTGCTCATAAATAGCAAGTAAAGATTTGATTAAATCAACTTTATCTTTACCTTCATAGCAAGAAAGTAAAGCTTCATTAAATTTAAGTAAAGTAATGAAGTATTGTGTAGTATCATCATTAATCATATTTAGAGTATCGAAGATAATATCCATATGATTAATATATGTCTTCATACCAACTACATTAGGTAGAGTTTCAATCATTTTAACAAACTCTGTATGAGTTGGGACATGTTTGAATTGAGCAATATATGCATCCATTCTATTAGTATTAAAATCAATAACTTCATCAAGATCAGTTTCTTTAGGTTTATTGATCTTATCTACAATCTTAGAGATATCACTAGATCCAAACGGATTATAGTTAGCCATATCATTTAGAGTAGTTTCTAATGCTACAGAGTATAATTCCTTATCATCACTATTCAATAAGAAGTAATCAGCTGCAGCTTCTACAATATCCACTGTATTATATGGACACGCATTTTTACTTAAGACAAAAAGATAGTTCTCTGTAGCTACCTTGAACTTATTAATGCTAGACATATTATAAGTATCAATTAGCTTACAGATTCTTGCAGTCTCTCTAACTGCATCATCTTTGGTAAATACTTTCTCGATAACGATTTTATCAATATCGAAACGTTTACCAATCTTTTCATAGTTCTTGATAATACGATCATAAGTTACATTCTCACATGCAACCTTATACATCATATTTAAAGTTTCATGTGCAGCTTGTTCTCCATCACCAGAATTTCCTGGTACTGCAGATGCAATATTACTAGCTGCAGTCTTAGCTCCATTTTTAATATCATTATGGACTTTATCAACGATATTAGATACTTTGTTTTTAACTCTTCCTTTATGGAGAGCCATCTTACGTTGAAGATAGTTTTTAAATTGATTCGCATCACGTACTTTAGTGATGGATTCTAATACTTTCTGACGATGCTTGTTGACTACTACTGGATCATTGTATTTGTATAATTCCAATAATAAGTCTACAGATTTCATGATCGCAGTATCGATATTAGAATCTAGCTCCAATATGTTTTTGAATACCGTCTCAGCCTGAGTCATATTATGGTTCTCTGATACGATGTTGTAAAGACCAGCGTAGTTGTCTGATGTCTTACGCATCTTGGTCAATTCGAGTTGCCGTTTTCTAATATTCGTAATCATTTACGCATTCTCCTTTTTAAGACTTATATTTATTATTAATAAGTTCAGATATTAAACATTGTATTCAGCTAAAACTGGGGTCAATTAACATAAATGTAATACTAAATTATTTAATCTTGGAGGGTAAAATGAATATTCCATTTATTATACATGAAGCTCCAATGACGGTTGGTGAATCTCGACTCGTTGAAAGTATCAACAACAAGCCTGTTGCTGAAGGTATCCTTCAGGATGGTGATGTAATTAATCGTAACCGCCGTTGTTATGCAACTGCTGACTTAAAAGCTCAAATCATGTGTGAACGCACAAAAGAATTACTACGTACTGGTAATATGAAAGGTGAACAAGGTCATCCTATGAGTGACAAAGTTGAACGCCAATCTACAATTGATCCTAGTATGGTAGTAGTTAAATATCTTGATATTAAAGTTGAAGGTAACTTGGTTCTTGGTCGTTTTACTGGTACTAATAACGAAGCAGGACGTGACTTCAATGAAGATCTTTTAGATGGCGAATTACCAAGCTTCAGTCTTCGTGCATTAGGTGCATTAGAAAACGTTGGCGGTAAGAACTATGTAAAAAATTTAAAGATTATTACATGGGACCGTGTAATCTATCCTTCTCATAAACGTGCTTATACTACAGGTTTGATTAAAGAATCTGCTGGCATGGAAGATGCTAATGAAGTTGTAGTTCAAGAAAACTTCGAAGGTCGTATTATTCCTATCAATAATCCTGCAGTAATCAGCTACATTCAATCTGAATCTGCAAATGTAGATCTAATTTCTGATGTAATGGAATTCCATAAACGTGGTATGACTGTGTTAGAAAACGGTAACGTTCGTTTATTTGATGATAGTGGTGCATCTTTGATTATGTCTCCTGAGAAATACATCAAAGACGAAATCATGGAATGGGCTAAAAAGCAATATTAAGAAAAAAATAAAACAACCCAAGGAGTCTAAGCTCCTTGGGTAATTTTTATTACTAATTTAGAATTGCCGTATTCTAAATACTCAACTGTATATTGTTTATCATTTAATAGACGTTCACCTAGATCATTTAGATTAACTGAGTTGATATAGGATCTATTCTCGCATACCATAAATGCATAATGAGTTTTCAATCTATCAATATATTCAATCTCAATATTGTTATTGCTGAATTCTCTAAACTTTCTACCTAGCATATATTCTAGTTTACCCATAGCGATAGCCATTGGATATTTAGGAGTATATACTTCATTAGTTAAGTTAGCTAATCTAGCTTGATATACTTCTGGGATTACTACTAATCCGAGAGATCTAATATACTGGATATTGTCTAATATCCATTGACAAGATTGTTTAACACATTGGAGTTCGATTTCACTCCTATAACCATTATTGAACTTAATATACTTATAATCAATCAATTGGTCTACATGAGTTAACTCATGAATGATAATCTCCAATGCTAAGTTTCTAATTTGGTCTGTATCAATAAATCCATGAAGCTCTACTGTATCAGCAAATGCTTCTAAGCTTATATAAATACAACCATATGGTGTAGTTCTAGCGATGTTAGTTTTAGTATCTAAATATCCTGCAACAAAGTTTAATCTTGTATAAGGATCTAATGTATTTACCTTTCCGTTAAATGTATCATATACGAATATAAGAGTCTGTTGAGCTAATTCTATTATGTCAAATCTGTTCATATCTTTCCTCCTCAACATAATAATATATCAATAAAATGTACTTTTTTAAAAGGAGTCTGAAATTATGTTTAATAGAATGACAGACGTTGTTAATAAAATAGAGAGACGTTTAGGTACAGCTCCTTTGAACTTACCTGAAGAACTCCAAAAAGAACACTGGGCTGATAAAGTAATCAAACCGGATACATTAACTACATTTAGCCGTTTCTTTCCTCATATGATTAAAGTCCAACTTAAACCAGAGGATAAGAAAGATGGCTATTATCTATTAGATCGTCAAGTACCAGATAATTATGAGATTCTTGGTGTAAAAGATATCTTATGGTCTGATACTAATAATGAGACTGCTGGTTTACAACAATATTCTGGCTATGGTATCTATAATGTATTAGCAAGATCTATGGATACAGATAGTATTATGCTTGCTCAAAACTATGCAGATATAAGTTCACTATTCAATAGCGGTATCTATCTAGATTTCATTCCACCAAATATGGTTAAACTTGAAATGGCTGTTGGTGGCAATACAGATAATCTATTGTCTAATGTATATATTGGGGTATTCGTTAAGCATCCAGAAAACTTAATGACTATTGAACCAACTAAGATGGAGACATTTGAACAACTAGCACAAGCTGATGTAGCTACATACTTATTTGAATATCTTAAACACTATGATGGTATTGAAACTGTATATGCTAATATTGACTTGAAGTTATCTTCTTTAGAATCTCAAGCTCAAAGACGAATGGAGATCATTGAGTTCTTAAGAGATAACTATGTTAATCCAGCTAACACTAACCAACCAATCATGTATACTGTATAAAAAAATAAATAAGAGAAGGAGTTTCAAACTCCTTCTCTATTCTTTATCTTCCCCTATATGGTTTTAATACAAATAAAGTATTAAGAAGCATATCTTCATAATCTTTATTAGTTATTTGATAATCTGTCTTAATTGATCCATCTGGATTGATTCTATATGAAGTATAACTAATATTAGATTGTCTGATTAGTTCTCTAGCTCTTTTGATATCCATAATATTACCTCATCATATTCTGTCTATTAGTACCAAGCAATGGAGTCATAGACATATATCTAGCCATTGCACCAGCATGTAATAATGGATTATAAGTCATAAGGAATCTTCTAAATCCCTTAAGACGAGATACTGGCACATCAAAGATTAGATCATTATTAAATCTAAACTTCATTGCTTCTGTTAGTGTACCATTATGATCATCTATTAATACAAATGGCATTAGATCTAATCTATTACCAAATCTATCGTCAAGATGTAAGTAACGAACTTTAAGACTATCACATTTGATATCTAATAAATCACCTGTAGTTGAATACATCCTCTTAAATGGCGATGTCTTATTGCCAGGATCACAGATATCTATCGCTTCATCTATGATTGTACATAAGTCATCATAGTTATCCCAATCGATAATTACCCCTACAGTTTCACCTCTAGGAGATAGTCTCATTCTATATCTATATCTAAGATTAGTTGTAAGCTTATTGGCTCCAACTACATACTCAGTATGGAAATTCTCTTTAATCTCAGTATTGATTCTCTTAATTATATTATTAAATGTAACCTCCATTTTTAATGTCAGTTGATAATTTAGTTCAAAGATTTGTTCGACTACTTTATTATAGTTCTCAAAGTTAGCCAATATATTCACCCCAATCTATTAGTGATTTGTAACGGCTATCTTAAAAAAATAAAACCCCTAGGAGAATGAACTCCTAGGGGAATTATAATTATTTTCTAGCAGAGCTGATTAGATGATGATCAATATCGATCTTATTCAAATCAGGGTAAATATCTGCATAGTATTTTGTAGTACCATTTACTACTGTAGATAAACGTACTACTAGATCCTTTTCACGTCCTTGATGACGAATCAATTCATAACGTAGACGTTTGTTTGGATCACATTCAGAGTTGAATTCGGATACGAATTGACCAAATTTCATAGCTGCATTTTGATCGCTCATTTTGTAGTTAAGTAGACGTACTGCACGTACTATAGTTTCAGTATTAGATTCTTTGATTTTATTGAAAGAATCATAATCTACATAATTACTTAAGATGTGTTCATTCTTAGGGAAGAATACGTTTACTTTAGTTTCACCATTATCTGGTACAGATGCTACTTCAGTCTTAACTTCTTCTACTTCTGGTTTATTAATCATTTGAGAGAAGTTAACTGCAATACTAGAATCTGTATTCACTAAAGGTTGTTGAATAGCTTCTTCAGCTGCATCAATAATATCGACATTTTGCATGCCGATTTCTTCCACTGGTGCATATTCTTTTTCTAATTCTAATAGGGATTCATTAACATTGAATCCTAATCTTGCCAATTGTTGAAAAAGGTTTTTGTTTTCTGTGTTTGTAGTTTCCATAATATGTGTCTCCTTTATAATATAAACTATGGAATAAAATAAATAGGTGATAGATCATCAAGATCTATCACCTTAATAATATATGCTTATTTAATTATTTACGTACAGATTTAGCAAACTTATATAATTGGTATGCTATTTTAACTTTACTTAGAGATGGATGTAATACTCCAAGTGAAGATACTACATCAAAAATACTTATTTTCTTAAACTTTAGAGTCTTCTGTTTTGTTTCCATCATTCATAATCTCTTTCATACGTCTACGAATATAATTTTTTCGATCATTAGGTATATTATTAAATATATGTAGAATGAAGAGATCATAATGCCTTCTAAGAAGTCTACATTTTTGTCGAGTTCTAACATTCATTATTATCACCTAGTAAAGATGCCACTTTAGGATTTTCTAATAACTCTTTAGGAAGATTTATACCAATTAATTTAAGTTTTTCTAATGCAGCATCATTTGTTGCTTCTAATCTGTCTACAGTGCCAACGGTAGTGATTAAATTTGCTTTAGCTTTATTTCTTGGTCTATTATTCATTAGTTTTCTCCTTCAGTGACTACAGATAAGATTGTAGATTCTTTATTAAGTTGATCAAGAGCATTACACATTTTTGCAATACTATTGTAGTATTCTATGAATGATTTTCTATAGCATTTCATCTTAGGCTTATAACAAACAAATCTTAAAAGATCTGCACATGTTGTTTTAGCAATAAGATTATCATTAAGCTCAGTAATTCTATCAGTGAAGGTTTTATTTATAACTATACCTTCATCTGTAATGATACTACTAGCATATAAGTTGAATGCTTTAAGAAGATTCTTATATCTGCCATTCTTCTTATATAAGAAGCTATCTTTCGTAAATAATTCATTAGTCTCCATCCTTAGAATAATCTATAACTGCATATCCAGCATCATATTGCTTTTTAACAGATTCCCTAATCTTAAATAAATCATCAGCTTTCTCTTGTAGCGTATTAAGACTAATCTTAATCTCTCTACATTCAGTAGCATACTTACTAAAGATAGGTTTCTTAGCATTATAAAATCTAGATATGGATCTAAACCCATCATCTACCACTTCAATACATTCCGTGTTAGGATTACGAGTTCGACCTAAAGTTTGTTTAGCTAATATTTCTGACTTAAATGGTTCAGCCAATATAATAGTAGCTTTTAAATCTCTGATGTCTAATGCAGCACCAGCAGATTTTGTAGTTGAAAGTATAATAGTCTTACTAAGTTGATCTTGTTTAATCTCTTTAGGAATAGCTGAAGTATAAACACCGATATCATCTTTGAATTCAGGGTAGTTCTCCTCAATCCAAGCCTTAACGATATCTATAGCTGATATAGTACCAATATATACAAGTACTTTACCACCAATCTTCATGATCTTATCCATAACTATATACATCATATCATAGAATTGGTTATTACAAACAATATAATTTGTATAAGCATTTCTATTTAGACCATATACGTTATTAGAGCATTCACTTATATCTTGTGGAGACGGTCTACTATTAAATCTTAATGCAAGATAAGATGTGTGAGGATCATTATCTTCATCAAATAGATTTATACTAGGAATATTCTTGAAGTATAGTCTATAGATAAAGTTTTCTGTCTCATCAGATCTACCTGGTGTTGCAGTAAGATATAATGTCTTCTTAGTATTAGTATAGAAGTCAATCATACAAATATTATCAAAGTTAAGATGTGCTTCATCATAAACCTTTAGGAATACTTGTAGTTTCTTGAATAGCTCACCAATCATATTCCATCCATTATTAGTACCGAAGTTTTGTAGTGTGGAATGGGTAACTAGAAATACTTTATATTTAGATACATCAGTGATACCATTCAATATCTTATGTATACCAACTGATCCGTTAATTACTAATACCTCTCTAGTAGGATCTAGATCTGTATATTCACCAACACAATTTCTCCATTGATCTAACCAACCTGTAGTGGATGCAATAACTATAGTTCTAGCTTTCCAATACATTAGAGAAGCTATAGTTACATATGTCTTACCTTTACCAGTTGGTAGATTTATAGATAGTTGACTATTATTCTGATTAGAGTAATATTGCCCTTTACCTAGAATGAAATGAAGTGCCTCTTGTTGAACTTCATCTCTAGGAAGATATTTAATCTTAATAGGTGGAGTTTCAAAATATGGATCGCTATTATATTCTTTAACTGGTTCTTCACCTTCAAAGAATTTCTTAACGAAATATAAGTCTAAACCCCTAGGGAGATAGAGAAGTCTATTAGCTTCATCATATGACATCCCTTTATAACTTTTAGTGAAAGTAATTCTATCGAATATAGTGAAATAAGACTCCAGTCTAGGAGCATCTCCTAGACTGTAATCTGTAATTACTATAGATGAATTACGTAAGATTATCTTATTCATAATCTTAAATTTCCTCATTCACCAATGCATCAGTAAGCTTACGTTCATTTCGGATATCCTTATTAGTTAAGCTTGGCTGATTCATAAATAATTGTGGCTGTTCTTGGAAGAAGTAATCTATAGTAGACGGAGCTGTCTTATTATAAGAAGACGGATTCTTCAAGATACTAGCCAAGTTTTGGAAGTCTAATGTCTTAGTAATAGAAGGATTTTCATATAATGCCTTAGTAAGTGGAAGTAATACGTAAGGTTCATTTACGTTATTCCAGTTAGGCTTATCAAAGATATTATATGCACTTCTAATTTGATTAGACAAGATTGTTTCAGTATGAACTGTATGCTTAGACATACCACCATTCAATAATGCTCTCATAAACTCTTGTGCTAAATCATCTTTAGTAAAGGATGTAGTTACAGCAGCTTTATCTAAGATATCTTTAATACGGTTAAGAGTCTTAGAGAACTCATTATTTACTATAGGAGTATAGAAGATAGTTTGATCTTCTTCTTTAGCTAATATACTAATTGGAATATTAATCTCTCCTTCATCAGTTTGATAACGTTTCATGTTAGTTAATCTAACTAATGGTTCAGAGAGATAGAATTTATCAATCTTATCAATTTCAATTGGATATTCTTCTTTGCGATCAATAATAGTGAACTTATTCACATAATCATTATACTCTAATACTGTATTAGTAGTATCATCTACATCATCTTCATTATCTTTAAAGATCTCATCAATATGGAATCTTAAATAGATATCATTATAGTTTCGATCTTCAATTAATGAGATGGTTTCTGCAGAACGAACAAAGTTCTCTACAAACTTAATTGGTAATTCAATATCAGGAATATCTGTTACCAATACATGTTTAGCAGACAACTGTAACTGAGTTGTACTAGCGGTGATATCTTCAGATGGATACTTGCCTACATCAATATCCTTATTGATAAAGTATAGATCTCCATAGCAATATCTACAGATGCCTTCACCTTCAGAATGAGACTGACAAGTAATAGGACTTCTAGTATAAATAGTTTTACCAATTAAGTGAGTATCGGCTTCGGTAATAGGACCTAAGTCAAAGTCTTTTACTTGATCGAATCTATAATACTTACCAATCATTAGACTAAGCTCTTTCGCATCTTTAATATCATATCTAATAAAATTACGAGAAGAGCATTTGAAATGTGGATCTGGATGCAAACGAGTACCTTGGTTGTTTAGACCAATCTTACGTGCCATTGCACCAGAAGAACCTACATTGATTTTAGAAATGATTTGAGCAGTACGACCAGCTGAGGATTCAATAAAGTAATCCATCAAATCAGTTACACCGCCATTGATATAGCTATTAGCAATAACGTGTGGGAATACGCTACCATTACCATCTGGTTTAGTACCGATGGAGATTGCATATTCTTTAAGCTGACGAATATTAATACTTTCATTAGCTCTAAATGCATTAGTATAAATATGATCGTATCCTAAGATATCTTTGGACTTTAATACATAATCACGTACTTTACTAATACATTCCATACCATAATCATTAGCCTTTTGTAAGTCTACTTTAGTCATGTCAGGGTGTAATAGATTATAGTATTCAGGAATTGCATTCATCATTAATACATCATCTTGTAAGTTAATGCTATTTACAAATAGATCTGCAAACTCATCAACCTTAGCGATATGATACAGTGCATCTGCAATCATATTATTCTTAGTTAAGAAGTCTATATCTTCTACATGAACTTCAATAAAGAATTTATCAATATACTTCTTAATATCTTTAGCTGTAACTTCCCGTTTAAGGAAGATATGCTTTGGTTCAATCTCACAGTCACTCTTAATAATAAGAGACCATAAGATTAAGTTTAACCAATAGTCATGAATAGTTAGACCAAATTCATGACCACTAATAATTAAATTGATCTTAGCCTTAAATAGGCTAGGATCGTCTATACCATCTCTTAGTATACAATGAATAGCTTCGAAGTGGTTAGACCAATTCTCTTTCTTAATTTGTTGGTTTACATCAAGTGTCATTTCTCCTTTGTTTTTAATAAACTCGGTATAAATCCAGTAATTCTCATAGTTGATAATTGTATCAAACATTTAGGAACCTCCTTAATGAATTACATCTATATTATTCTACTACTATAATATATATTCATATGTAAAATTCACTGTAAGAAATAAAACCGGTATAGGATCTTTAAGACCCTATACCGAGTGGTTTTATTATTTTTTTGGAGTTGGTAAATGTTTAGAAGTTTTAGCAGTTTTGATGTACTCAACTTGAGATTTGCGAGCTACACGAACTGCTTGGTTATTGTATTTTTGAACGATCTTTTTGATCAAAGCACGTTCGATAACACGGTTTTTAACCAATTTAGTCCAGAGTGGATCTTTCTTTTGTTTAGCGATTTGGAATGCAGCCATTTTTACACGGCGAGCCAAGTCGTCATTTTTGCTTAAGCGAACCAAAGTCTTTTTATTCAATACGGATTTTTCTACCAATAATTGAGCTTCTTCGGATTCTGCGAATGCAATACGTTCGTCTTGAGGCAATTTAGAAGCCTCAGCATAAATCATAGCTTCAAGTAAAGCATTAGGGTTGGCAAGATCTTCACCAAGAACATCTTGTCGATCGTTTTCGTTGAAAAACATGTTTTCGTCCTCCTTGGAGATTATTTTATTTAAATATATTTAAAAACGAAAATTACGTTTTATTAACTTAATGTTATTCATATAAGCTGATATTAGCAAATAAAAGTGCCTAGGACATCCAGTTAGGAGGAATTTGAATATGACTAACTATGATGAACTTGATAAAATTATAGCAATCTCTAAGTATAGAGAGCAAGCTAAACAAAACTTAATGATTAACTTCCCTACTCTAACTGAGGGTGAAGTAGATACAGCATTAGATATCATTCTATCTAATGCATATAAAAAACGTGAATGTTTATTACATAATAACTATACTGAAGAAACAGCTGAAACAGATGTGGCTGGTATTAGTAATTATATTTATGAAAAGACTCCTATCATGGTAGCCAATGGCTGCTTATTCAAACAATATACAAAAGAGTTAACTCCTATGTATAAATTGATTACTTCCTTTACTGATAACCGTTCTAAGT